TCACGCTGCGTTCGCCAGCCACGGGCGCATCGTCATGGTGAGAAATGCGCGGCTTGCCTCGCTGAAATTGCTGTAGGTGCTGTTGCTGTATTCCTGCAAAAAAATCGGCGAGACGTTGAACATTCGGGCGATGTCTTCAATGGTAAAGCGACGGGAGGCCAGCCATTCAGCATCCTGATTACTCATGCCCAGCTGCTGATAGCTCATACCCCCTTCAAGGATGGGCGTTTTTCCGGCGTTTCTGGCCCCTTTGTAGCGTTCCAGTGCGGCTAATGCCTGTTTGCCCTTCACGCCGTCCAGCCATTCGCCTGACGTGATAACCCCTGCCGCCATCATGCCATCACGCATCACGCTCGCGCCGTGGCGTTGTTGGGCCAGCCCAAGCCCCAGCGATTCGCGGCAGATGGTTACAGGTGAGCGCCCCATAAAGCCGTCATCCGTGGAGTAACGAAGGTGAAGTACTTCCCACGGTAAATAGTTGTGGGTGTTTCCGGTGTAGGCGTCAGTGATGCAATAGCGCCAGTTGTGTTCGCCTGTCTGCTCCACGTTCACCGACTGCGGCGGGTAAGGGTGCAAAGCCACCGGAAAACCATCACGCCCCCACTGAATCACCGCATAAGCATTACCGTTTAACAGGCAGTGGCGGACCATCATTCGCTTAAACTGATAGGGCGTCTGCCACGCGTTCGGGCGCTCGTTGAGGATATGATCGACCGGATGAGAATCAAGCCACTCGCGGGCCTCCTTCCCCTTCTCATTGCGTACCAGGTACAGGTAACACGGCATGGTAGCCACCGCCTCAGAGATGACCGTCACGGCGTTCATGACGGCGGGCAGTGATTCCGCTGTCCCCGATGATACGTACTCACCCGCCCCCGTGTTCGATGTGCCAGCCAGCGCCATAAACTCATCAAGCGTCATGCTGCGCTGCTCTTTTTTTCTTCTGAAAGGCCACATATCACACCCCCGCTAAATCCGCCCACCAGCGGCGATTATCCGCACGCGGCATTTTTTCGGGGTGCTGCTCATACAGGGAACGGCGGGCCAGCTCCACGCCGGAATCGGGGTAAGCCGGTACCGATGTAACGGTAATTTCGTACAGTTCCGCCACCAGCACGGTGCGCACGCATGGATCTGTTGTGGTATCCCATACATCCTTACGGGAGCGAAAGCCAAAGCTCATCCCCGAGATGTCCCCACGCTTAACCAGTTCGATAACGTCGCGCCCTGTACTGGTATCCGGTGGGGTCAGTTCAAAGCGTAACCCTGTTTCGTCCTCTTCCAGTTTCAGCGTGCCGGAACGGGTGCGCCCCAGTAACATGCTGTGGTCATGCTCATACAGGCCGCGAACGTCATTACCCGCCGCAAGCCATTCAGTAAACGCTCCCCGCTGGAATTTTTCGTAAAACTCCCCCCATAGCAGCTCTGAAAGGTTATCCCAGCGAACAACGTAGCCTGTAAGCGTGTTGCTGGCGCTGGTGGTGATTTCCGATGACCGGATTTCCATACTCTTCATAATTTTTTCACCCATAAAACACTAAAGGGGCTTTTAAGCCCCTTCTGTATGCTGTTAATCGTCGTCCTGTGGCAGTTCCAGAATCTTGATCGCGTTCGAATCCACCACGCCACCGCCTAAATATTTCTGCGTGAAAATTTTGATGAAACCCGGCTCTGTGAGGTTGTCCGGTCTGGTGCGAACACCTGTTTCGTGATCAACAATGTAGTAACCGCGTTTGAAGTCACCCAGGGCAATAACGTTATCAGGCATAAACTCCAGATATTCGACCGGAAGGCCCAGCAACGTATCAGGATCACCCGCCTGTAAACGGTCGCGCCAGATGTAATCACCGTTCGCGTTCTTCACCTTCTGAAGTTTTGCCGCCGTCGTGGAGTTAACCACCCAGACCGCGTTTTTGCGGTATTTTTTACGTAATGCAAATTTCAGGTCGATCAGCGGGTCCGCAGATGTCCACGCCAGAGATTCGGAAGGTTTAATTACCTGCAACGTACCAAAATCACGCTCTTTGTCGTTCTTCTCTGCACGGGGTACGGATAAAAAACCTTTTGCTTTTTTGTCACCGTCGCCCACAACCAGATCGCTTTCTTCGGTTTCCGTGAAGGTGTCGCCAATCTCACCCGTCAGCCATGAAAGGATGTCCACATCGGAAAAATCCACGATTTCCTGTGTGGTGCGCGGGTACGCATAGACCGGATACAGCTTAATGCTCACCTCGTTAATCTGCGGGGTGCTGGTCTGTTCGCGTGTCTTACCCTCTTCACCGTGGTTAACGGTCGCACCGCCAGCGGAAACAAGCTGCTTAAACTCGTTGCTGCTGATTTTCTTCACGGTACAGATGCGGCGCATGGTGGATTCATCCGTCAGCATTCGCATGATTTCGGTGTTCAGTTCGGGGATAACGGTATAACCACCATCAGCGGGAACGCCTGTACTTAATGCGCGGGTTTCACCTGTCAGGATGTAGTTGCGGAGTTCTGCCGGGTCAGTGGTCTGGCTGCTTTTACCTGGCTTGCTGCGCTCTTCGTCTGCAATGGCTTCAAGGCGGGAAATGTCTTTATCGAGGGATTCAGCTTTAGCGCGTAATTCGTCAAATTTTGCGCCCTCTGCATCGTTAAGGCTGCGGTTTTCTTTTTCCGCGTTCTCCAGCATGTCGCGCATCTGATTTTTAATGGCGGTTTTCTGCTGGCGTAATTCGATTATTCTCGGCATAAAAAAAAGTCCTGGGGTTAAGTAAGGAACTCCAGGACGCGGCAAAAACTCAACCGTTTTTCATAAGGAAATCAGCAATCGCACCGATCGTTTTCCCGCCTGGTAATGAATATTGGCGAGCACATTAACAGGCGGGAAAGTGGCCCCAGCGTCCTGGCACCACGGGCGAGAATACTCATGATTCAGTTCGGGTAAAATATGCCGATCCTGTCAGTGAACAACGTGGAACAACCACGAACAAATAATTTACAAAAAATGACAAAAAGCCGGATTGCTCCGGCTGTATGCGTGCTCAGTCCCTGATCCCTTTCAGAAATTCTATCAATGCATCTATCTGTTCAGGATTTACCGCCAGCATTTCACCGGACAGAGCACATCTCACAAAACCATGCTGATCCTTTTCAATCAGTGCGCCCGTCTCCAGGAATGCGCGGTAATCATTGATGCTCATCGTCTCCATGTTGTCAGCATGGTATTTATCACGCTGTTTTAATATCTCATCAAATTTCATCGGCATTGTTTTTTCCTCTGTTGTGTCTGTTTGTTTCAGATAGTAACTATGCCTGACCGTGACGAAAACCCGGTAATGCGCCATACCGTTTCAACTGGTGCAAAAAAAGCCGGATTTCTCCGGCTGTTGATTAGCTGTCTGGGTAATTACGCCATATTTCATCGCTTACACCATCTATACCCATTTCAGCATAAGTGCGATCGACTGCCTTTCTCAGGTCTCCGAAGTTATCCGGCGGCTCCGGTGGCTTCTGTGCCTTCCTGGAACATTCCAGCCGTCGCATCGTAACCTGATGCCGTTCCTTGTCTGTCTCCACCAGCAGCATGACTTCACCCCATCGCGCCGCCGCCCTCCGGTAAAAGCCTTTCGCCTCGAGTTCTTCCGCTATGCGGTCATGTACCATCGCCACCCCCTCAGAACGGAATACCGTCACCGTAAGGGTCATCGCCTCCCGCTGGTGGCTGATTACCCTGTGTGCCTGTGGTTTTGCGTCTGTTCCCGCCAGGACGTGCCGCACGGGCACTGATTACGCTGTCTGCAATAACCTGATAACCCTGCCGCGTTTCCCCGTTCTGTCCGGTCCACTGGCTGACCTGCATCGTGCCGGATACGCTGGCAACGTCGCCTTTTTGATGTTTAGCCAGGAAGTCGGCCTGCTTACCAAATGCGATGACCGATAGCCATAACGTCGCCTGCCCATCCTGCGCCTGACTACATGGCAACGATACCGCCATACGCGCCAGCGTCATCGGTGTGCCCTTACTGGTCTGTTTTACCTGCGGGTCGTCCACCAGCCGCCCGTAAGCCGCTATCTGTGCTGTCATGATTCCACCTCTCCGGTTTTAACGTTGATGGTTGTTACCTGTTCCGCTTCGGCAATCTCCCGTTCTGTCAACGTGGCAAAGTTTGCCGCTGCTGTGGTCATGAATGCGCTTATCAGGTCGGGATGTTCCTTCGCGTATCCTTCCCCTACGTGTCGGTCTATCGTTCTGATTGCCACCTTTAAGGCCAGCTCTGTTATATCTAACGCTTTATATTTCGGCTCTGTTCTGTCTCTGCGTGTTCTGGTCATTTGCCACCTCAATTTATATATATAGAAACATGTGCGGGTTATGCGGGTTATTGGGTTATCTTAGCGTGCTAACCATTTTTTACCCTTTTATATCAGCATGTTGCAAAACACCCTGTTTATTATTTGCTCAACACGTAACCCGCAAAACGCTCAAAATAACCCGCAAACGGGGTTTTTTCTGCGGGTTACGCATGACTGTCCGGTGTTACTTCAGTTATTCGCCTGCGGGTTATAATCGTGCTTTTGCGGGTTATAAATGCCCTTTTGCGGGTTACGTGCGGGTTATTGATTTCCTTTATATTCATACACTTAATACACTTATACACAGGATAACCCGCATAACCCGCAATTTTTTTCCTCACACAGGGGATTAATCTTCATCATCAGGCTGGAACATCAGCACGTAAAAAACATGCTGCTTACCCCCAATCTTGCCCAGCGCCTTTTTTTTGTATCGGCGATCGCTTCCCTTCTCCAGCATTCCGGCAGCATCCAGGGCACGCGCAAAATGCGCCGGATTAAATCCCTTCGCTATCTCACTCTCAAACACGTGCGGGAACGTGTAATAGCGCATCTCGTCATCTTCGTTGCGAATGCTCCCTTTTCTGTATCCGGCAAGCTCTTTAATCGGTAAATCACGCTCATCTGTATTGGGGTGCGGAAGGTAGCGGCTAAACCCAAACGACGACAAAAACGCCTCAGCCTGTTCAACCATCTGTTTAAATTCCCTGTTACCCGTGCCGAACTCCTTCACCCAGGCATTAAAGTTATGCTGTATCGCGTCGCGGCATTCCTGCACGACCCAGCCAGTTACATGACCGGAAAGCACAAGCGCGGCCTCCAGTATGGCGAAACGTTCACCCACGCGGTGGACCTGCTCGCCGTAACTCTCCGGTATCAGGTTGCGCCACCGTTCGCGGCATTCCCTTACCGTGTCCTTTGCCTCCTGCTGGTGGCCTGCCAGCCATTTAACCCACTCACGACCCGCCGCCCCGTGATTTGCTGTCCAGGCATCCTTTAACGCGTCAGCATGTTCCTTACCGTTGCTGTATTCGTGAAATTTCGTGGCTTTTTCCATCGGAACGTTAAGCAGTCGGACAAGCTGCCCCGCCTTAACTTTTATCCCCTCACTTTTGAGGAATGTCTCAACGTCCATTTCTCCGGTGCTGATTGCCACCGTTCGCCAGTGTTTGATCTCCCTGTTGCCGCCATCCTTCGCCCCCTGCAATTTCCCTGAACCGTTAAACAGCGTATAAGCAGACGTTGACACTTCCCGCGCATTTCCGGCCTGGCCTATCTCATCCAGTGGTAAAAGCCCGTCATTATGGGCCTCGGCCTCATTGGCAATACCTAACGCCGTGCCGTACCAGGTCAGCCGCTGCGCGTCCGGCTCTCCCCATAAACTTGATGCGATGTTCTGCGTGGTGGTCTTACCTGCCGATGACTGTTCGAAAAGATGCACCCCGAAGCCGTCAGCACCCACAAGGCCAATTAAAGGCGCTGCCAGTGACGTTGCCACACCCAGTATCATTGAGGCATTACCGCCAGCCAGCCGCGCCACGCTGTCGCGCCAGCCATCCGCCGTGCCCGCCACGGAATAACCGTTAATCGCGGCGCTTTTTCCGGTAAACAGGATCGGTTTTTCAGATTCACCAATGATCGAACCGTCCGGCATGATGTACGCGCCAAAATGCCAGCCCGTTGTTGTGCTTAACTGCCATTCCTCATGGCTTCCGCTTAACTGCATCCAGTCCGCCAGGATTGCCCTGTATTTGCCGTTGGTTGTCACGTTCAGCCCGTGATCTTTAAGTAACCGCCAGCCGTCACGGTCGCCGATACCACCACACGGGATCGCCATTGTGATGACTTCATGGTTTGCGGTTTTTTTCCAGCGCATCACGCGGTAATGCTCTTTACCGATCGTCCCCGTTCCCAGTAGTTCAAGCGGAGAACATAACCACGTCTCAGGCCGGATAATTTCGCCTGACTGCTTATCCACTTTGGGCGTTACCCAGAAAACACCATCGGCGCGACTTTCAACGCGTGGCTTTAATTCGTCATCGCTATGGCTTCCGGTATCTTTTTTCTTTACCGGAAACTCAATAACCAGACCATCAGAAAGATTCTGCCGCTCACGGGCCAGATATTCGCGCCAGTTCTCCACCTTCTGACCGTGCATACCCTCAGGATAAAAATTTGCATCCTGTACACCAGCCGCCGCCAGCTTTTGACCAATCGCCTTGATCATTACTGGTGCAAGATGTCCGGCCCTGAATATGCGCACGGATTTTCTGCCTTCCGGCACAATTTGCAGCTTATCCAGTTCTGATAACTGCTGCTCCCCAAGCCACACAGGAGGCACATTATCGCCGGATGCGGGGCCGTCCTGCTCCTGCCACTGTTTTGCATGTGCCCACGCATCACTACCCGCGAAAATAATCACCTCTGTGTCTTTGTGTTTTATTCCGCGTGGCTGTTTTTTTACGTTCGGTGCCAGTTTCATTTTTTACCCCTGAATACGTTAAGCATCTTTTTTATTTCCTGAATATTGGCGCGTGCTTTCTCCCTGCTGGTTGGTTTACTGCGGGGCGCTGCCTGTACCAGAGAAAAATCACGCCGGAACTGATAAACAGGCATCACGCAATCATATTCGTAGCCTTCACGATGGTAGGTTACGCGCCGTTCCTCCACGCCCTTAATCATTACCGTGCCGCCGTACTGGTCGCGGTAAATATCCCCGCGCATGAATTTAGTGCGAGTTTTGCCGCTGTCAGTTAAGCCAGGATATTTAAGTTTCATTATTTTTATTCCCCGATAGCGTGACCTGATAAGCCGTTAATCTTCTCTGATATGCTCTCTATTTTGCTGGTTGAACTATCCAGTAATTCAGAAACGGCTAATATTAATCTTGCAGTTGATTCATCGCGTTCATTATTCACCAGCGACTGAAGCCACATATTCATTACTTCGTTTGCTGCGTTGTTTAAAGATATTGCGCTGTTGGCAAGGCTTCTTAATTCACTGGTCGCCAGTTTATTATTTTTCATAGCGTTCGGCTCTCTCATCAATTAACCACAGCGCAACACTTCCTGACAGTTTTGCCAGAAGGCCAGCTAATGCGGATATATCACCATCATTTAATTTATCAGGGTATACCTCAAGAAGGCGGCAAATAATTTCTGTCTGGTGCGCACGTTCAGCGGCTTCGTGTAATGTAATTTCCTTCATTAATGCACCTCTTTTAATTCATACACTGCTGAAATAATGACTTGTGATAAGCCATATTCTGATGATTCGCTTCTCACCGCAGCAATAGCCGTCTGAACATTAACAGCCTTCACATTCTGAGCGATACCAATTGTGTGGCCTAGTGGGTTAACAGCGCTGGCAAATACACGGAAGGTTTTAAGCATGGCACACCCCCTGACGAATACGGGCGGCAAATACAGCAACACAACCTGACGGGCAACGGCTACGCGCTTCGCGTTCCGTCCAGGCGGTTACGTGGATGATTTGAGATTCTCCGGCACTCAGTGCCAGAAAACGCCACACAAAGGCCGTTTGTGTGTGTACAAGGTGTGGTATATGATTTACAGCAACCATAACGGCTCCTAGTTTACGTTGTTGGTTAGAAGCCCTGCGAGTGGTAATGACACTTGCGGGGCTTTGCTTTTTTAAGTGCTCTTGTGTTAAGGTGACCACCTAACAATAGAAAGGCTAATTCAATAGGTGACCACTTGTCAACAATCAAACGCGATAAAAGCCCTAAAGGGGACGGGCAATCCCCACAATTCAGAATGCGAATTTCTCCAGAGCTAAAAGAGCAATTCGATAAAGAAGCACAGAGCGACGGCATAAGCCTAGCCAACTGGCTTAAAGAGTTGGGGCGTACTGAACTAAAGCGGCGCGGTATAGAACCCAAAGGATAAAAACTATCAGCGCCGTGGTGTGAGGTATTACGGCGCATTGCTATGCAGGACAACACAATGACCGATAAAGAATTGACCAAAACATTATCACCGGCACGGAAAAGACGGCGCAGAAAGATAGAGCATGAATCAGAAAGATTCGCACCATGTGCTTTTGCCCTTGAGCAATTCCTTAAAGAGTACAGGGAAAAGCGCTCATTGCAGGTATGGCAACGAACTGAACCAGACTGATTGCATTGCCCACCAGCCTGATAGCGGCTATCATCCCCGTGCTTATGTTTGGGATCACACACACAAACGGCGCAGCGGGTTATCTGTTCAGAAAGGCGGCTCCATTTCGGGGCCGCTTTTTTTATACCTGAAAAACCCCAATTTTGTTGTTTTTCAGTTTCACCAGGGCGAACGAATCCCCGCCCACGTTCTGGCGTATATTCAATCTTCATGGTTATAGCTCTGTGTTCAGATGATTGATGTGTGGCGGCTGCGTGCCGCCAGCGTGATTAATGAACTGCCTTGCAGCTATCCTTCCAGGCCAGAACCTCGGATAAAGACCAGCCAACGGAACGACCGCCAAGTTTACGACGTGATGGGAATTGTCCGGCCTTTTCCAGGCGGTAGCGACACGTACGGCTAAGGCCGGTTAGTTTTTCGCATTCTTTTTCACGTATAAACCGATCAGTGCTTAACACTATTGCCCCCTTTCGTTTCTTAAAGAGTCATCAGGTGTCTTATTGTGTCGTATTGTTCCCGCTAGAGTGATGAATGGCAAATACTGAGGATGTATGATTTACAGAAAATGAAACAGTAAGAATAAAATCTTTTAAATTCATGTTAATACAAAGGCATAAAATATTGTTTCATGCCTTTTTTCTCGCTCTTTAAAGAGTGATTCGCTAGTGTATAAAAAACCAGTAACACATTAAAAATCAGCTACTTATAAATCCGTACGCTTTTTCGCCTCTTGTTCGTGGTTGTTCCACATTGTTGCTCATTGCTGCACGTTGTATCTGTTCGCATATCCAGTATGCGCATGCTGAAAAAACACGAAAAAAATTATTTTCTTCTGGCTACTGGTAGCGTGGTTACGTTTTCATGTGTTCCCGCCAGTATCCCTAACCGCTCCGTCCACATATCCAGCGCATTGCGTTTAGCATCCAGATAACGGGAATGATTATAAACTCGCTGCATTCCTGGCATCTGGTGGCCTGTAAGCTGCTCCACGACGTGAGGATCCACGCCTAAATCGTTCAGCATCGTTGTAAAGGTGCGCCGGATGTCATGTAGTGACCAGTGAGGGTGATTTAGCCTCCTATGCGCTAATCTGCCGTACTGCGACACGCTTGTTTCCTGTTTCACTTCCCCCAGCAATAAACCCGTGTGCCTGTTCTGCTCCACCAGCTGCGTGACGAACGGCAGTATTGCTTCCGGTATGGGCCGGAATATTGCCACCTTCGTTTTGCTGTGTTCTTTCGGCACGGTCCAGAGCATTTCGGTAAAATCCCACTCGCTGATCTCCGATAACCTCAGTTCTACCGTCCGGCATCCGAACACAATCAGGAGGCGGATTAACGCGATGTAGTAGGGGGAGAATATTTTTTTGTCCAGTGCCTGCAATAATTCGCCCAGTTCTTTGGTGCTTAAGACACGCTCGCTTATATCCGGTTTTTTCCCAACGTCCGCCACACTCATATCATCAAGAACGTTGCTGATTGCATAGCGCCGCCTCCGGCAGAACTTAAGCGCCTGTTTGCACGTCTGTAGCAAGAATCCGGCAGTAACAGGCGTTCGCTTTGCCACCTGGTCAAAACAGGCCAGCCAGTGCCGTAGCTCGCATTTATCCAGCGGCATAGCACCAATGTGCTGTATTACGTGATTATTAAGGCGCTTTTTCAGGGCGGCATAATCCACGCGGTTTTCCTTTGCGTACGACTCAAGCCAGTAGGTGAGCGCATCGCCAACCGTTACCGGCTTTAACGCTTCCTGTACGGTGTAATTAAGCTCATGACGTGGATTTTTCCCCTCTGCCAGCCATGCGCGACACTGGGCGGCTTTTTCCCTGGCTGATTTCAGGCTCAGATCAGGATAATTTCCCAGCTTAATGCGTTCCGGTGGTGCCCCCCTTCCCGTTCCGGCCCTGTAAGTGAAATACCAGGTTAAAAGGCCACTGGTTGAATGCCTGACGCTCAGGTTTCCACCGTCATTAAGAAAGGCTGTTTTTTGGGCGGGTGTGCCGTTGATTTTCCTCAGCTGTGTATCGCTCAGTTTGTTAAGTGCTCTGCTCAT